CCGACCCGACCGACCCGACTCGACCGACCCGATGACCTAGGTACTTACACCGATCGACAACAAAGTGAATCGATCCGAGACCATCCCGATCGCAGCATGGCCCGGGCCTCCTTCGGGTAGTGGTGTAGCCGAAGGGTTTTGAACAAACGATCACAAGCACTTATCATTGGTCCGTGGTCTCATGGCTGGGAGCCTGGAGTTATTTGTGCTGAATGCGCCTGACGAGGTTGTTCGTGAAGTACTTGTTTTGGAGGAAGCGAAGCGCACGCTTAGCAAGCGGGACAAGCGTCAGAGTGATTTTTTGACATTTGTCAGGCATGTATATCCTGGATTTATACAGGGGTCGCATCACATACAGGTAGCGAAGCGTTTTGAGAAGTTGGCGGTGGATCATGGTTCACGGTTAATTGTGAACATGCCGCCGAGGCATACTAAGAGTGAGTTTGCGAGTTATCTGTTGCCGGCGTGGTTGATAGGTAAGAATCCCGAGTTAAAGATTATTCAGACTACTCACACGGCTGAGTTAGCGGTTAGGTTTGGTCGTAAGGTGAGGAATCTGATGGAGATGAAGGAGTACAGAGAGGTATTTCCGGATGTCGATTTACGTGCCGATTCTAAGGCTGCTGGTCGGTGGGAGACTGCGCAGGGGGGTGAATATTATGCGGCTGGTGTTGGAGGCGCGATTACTGGTCGTGGTGCTGATTTGCTCATCATTGATGATCCGCATTCGGAGCAGGATGCACTTTCTGAGACGGCCATGGAGCATGCGTACGAGTGGTACACGTCTGGACCGCGTCAGAGATTACAGCCGGGGGGATCGATAGTTATAGTAATGACCCGGTGGTCGTTGAAGGATTTGACTGGGAAGTTGGTTAGGGCGCAGGCGACGGATGTAATGGCGGACCAGTGGGACTTGGTGGAGTTCCCGGCGATACTGCCTAGTGGTTCTATTCTTTGGCCTGAGTTTTGGAACAAGGACGAGTTGCTCAAGGTCAAGGCGTCGTTATCGCTTAGCAAGTGGAATGCGCAGTGGCAGCAGAATCCCACGGCTGAAGAGGGGGCGATTATAAAGAAGGAGTGGTGGAACAAGTGGGAGAAGGAGGAGGCGCCGGCGGTCAGTTACATTATGCAGAGTTACGATACGGCGTTTTCGAAGAAGGAGACGGCGGATTATTCGGCCATTACGACGTGGGGGGTATTCAAGCCTAACGAGTATGGTCCTGACAGTCTTATTTTGATGGATGCGCAGCGTGGTCGTTGGGATTTTCCTGAGTTGAAGGCCAAGGCGCTCGAGGAGTATAAGTATTGGGAGCCGGACATGGTATTGATTGAGGCCAAGGCGACGGGTACGCCGTTGACTGATGAGCTGCGGAACATAGGCATACCGGTTGTGAACTACACTCCATCCAAGGGGAAGGACAAGCACACGCGGATGCACATGGTGGCTCCTATTTTCGAGAGCGGGAAGGTATGGGCTCCGCAGAAGCGTTTTTCTGAGGAAGTGATTGACGAGTGTGCGGCTTTTCCCAATGGGGATTATGACGATTACTGTGATTCGATGAGCATGGCTTTAATAAGGTATCGTAAAGGCGGGTTTCTACGACTTGACACTGATGAGGAAGATGTGGAGCCTTTTTATGATTTAAGGCCGCGTGTTTATTATTAGGGGGAAATAGCAATGGAATGGATGGGACAGAGGTTGTGCGAGCCTTCCACTTGGGCCGGGGTTGGTTGTGCCCTGGTAGGGGTTGGTGTTATCAGTCAGGTTGAGTTGGTTATTTTTGTAGGGATTGCGGTGGCTGGTGTTGCCATGTTGGTTAGAGAGCGGGGCAAGAAATAATGCTGGGGGCCATACTTCCTGGGTTATTGCCGATTGTGGGGGATGTACTCGACCGGTTTTTTCCGAACAAGGAAGAGAAGGCGAAAGCGCAGCGGGAGATTGAGGCGCGGTTATCCGATCATCTTGCAAATATCGATCTTGCGCAGATACAGGTTAACCAGCAGGAAGCGGCTCATCGCAATATCTTTATAGCCGGCTGGCGGCCATTTATAGGATGGTCGTGTGGGTTGGCGTTGTTTTATACTTATCTGGCTCAGCCCGTGTTGACATTTGTTCTGGTTCAGCGGGGGGTGTACGTGGACCTTCCCCCCGTGGACTTAGGGGCGATGATGCCGGTACTTTTGGGGATGTTGGGTCTTGGGGGTTTGAGGAGCTGGGAGAAGTACAAGGGAATTACTAAATGACGATTATGTGGTGGGACGAGTTGCCTGATGGGTTGCTAGGTTCTTCTGACAGCATGAAATTCACATTGGATTCCACGGGAGAATGGGAAGACGACAAAACCTATCCGACCGTGGGGACCACTATCAAGGTTACTGGTACCATCACGAGTCCCGCCGGGTATGATTGGAACATCAAGGTATCCTCGAGCCAGGGGTGGAAGAAGGAGTACGATGATATTCCCACCGGGCAGTCTGAGACATTTGACATAAAAACCAATTTTGGAGAAACCAAGATCACTATTAAGATATGGTCGGTCAACGGATCTGATGACGCCGGTGTAAGTGGTGAACTGCAAGTTAACTATTGAGTGGTGATGTAATGGCTAATGGAAGACCCTCTCTTGTAGACGAAATCATGCCTGCTCAGGGAATGCCTCTTGGTGGCATGACGGAGGAGGACATCGAGGTTGAGCAGATAGAAGAGCCGACCGGGATGATTGAGGAGGAAGACGGCTCTGTTGTTTTGAATTTTGAAAAGCAGATGCAGGAGCAGCTCCAGACTGAGCCTGACGCCAATCTGGCGGAGGTTCTCGATGAGCGGGAGCTCATGAGGATTGCCAACGATCTGCTTGGTTTGTATAAGGACGATCGTGCCAGTCGTGATGACTGGGAAGACGCCTATGTAAATGGTCTAGGGTTGCTAGGCATTAAGTATGAGGAGCGTGAAGAGCCGTTCAGGGGTTCGAGCGGTGTTACCCACCCGTTGATTGCTGAGGCGGTCACCCAGTTCCAGGCACAAGCCTACAAGGAGCTTTTGCCCAGTTCAGGGCCGGTGCGCACACAGATTATAGGGGTTTCCACTCCTGAGACTGAGGCTCAGTCCGAGCGCGTCAAGGAGTTCATGAACTACCAGATCATCCATGTGATGGATGAATTCGACCCTGAGACTGATCGGTTGTTGTTTTATTTGCCGTTAGCCGGGAGTGCTTTCAAGAAAATCTATTTTGACGACCTTTTGGACCGGGCGGTGGCACGGTTTGTGCCGGCGGACGACCTGGTGGTTCCTTATAACGCGACCGATTTGAACTCCGCGGCCCGGATTACGCATGTAATTCGCATGTCGGAGAACGATGTTCGTAAGTTTCAGGCCGGTATGTTCTACCGGGAAGTGGAATTGGTGCCGTATGACGAGGACGATGAGGTCAGGGACAAGGAAAGAGATCTGTCCGGTATTCAAAAAACCACAGATGACAAGGATTGTACGCTTTTAGAGGTGCATACGGACCTGGATCTACCTGGTTTTGAGCATATGCACCCTATCGATGGCGAGCCGACGGGCATAAAGCTGCCATATATCGTCACAATGGACGAAGGAAGCTCGAAAATCCTCTCTATCCGGCGAAATTGGCGTGAAGGTGACGAGCTTTTCCGCAAAATCCCTTATTTCACTCATTACAAGTTCCTCCCGGGGCTTGGATTTTACGGTTTTGGCCTTTTGCACATGATTGGGGGGTTGGGGCGTTCCGCAACCTCCATTTTGAGGCAACTTATTGATGCAGGCACCTTGGCAAATCTTCCTGCTGGCTTCAAAGCTCGCGGCATCCGCATTCGTGATGCTGATGTACCTCTTTCTCCTGGTGAATTTCGTGATATTGACGTTCCTGGTGGAGTTCTCAGTCAAAGTATCCTCCCGTTGCCGTATAAGGAGCCGTCTCAGACCTTAATGCAGCTTTTGGGCTTTGTAGTTGCTGCTGGCCAGCGGTTTGCGGCCATTGCGGACTTGCAGGTAGGCGATGGCAACCAGCAGGCGGCGGTTGGGACCACGGTGGCACTCCTCGAGCGCGGTTCTAAGGTGATGTCGGCGGTCCATAAGCGGTTGCATTACGCTCAAAAGCTTGAATTTCAGATGTTGGCCAAAGTATTTGCCGAATCTTTGCCGCCCATGTACCCCTACAACGTATGGGGTGCTGAGACGCTGATAAAACAGGCTGATTTTGACGATCGTATCGATATCATGCCTGTCAGCGACCCCAACATCTTCTCGATGTCGCAAAGGTTGGCACTTGCGCAGACGCAGTTGCAGTTGGCTCAGACCAACCCGCAAATGCACAACCTTTATGAGGCTTATCGGCGCATTTATGAGGCTATTGGCGTTCCCAACATTGAAGGTGTTTTACCGACACCGACACCTCCGCAGCCCACCGATCCGGCGATAGAGAATGCTAAATCCATCATTCAGGAGACATTGCAGGCGTTTCCGACGCAGGATCATGACGCGCACATAGCCGCTCACCTTATGTTTATGAAGACGCCAACGCCTGCTGCTACACCCGCTATTTTTGCGTTACTACAGGCGCATTTGTGCGAGCATATTGCGTTTAAGGCTCGAGGAGTTGCGCAAGCCGAGATGATGCAGCAAGCTCAGCAGATGCAACAGATGCAGGCTACGGGGCAGATTTCGCCACAAGATGCCCAGCAGCAAATGCAGGTGGACGTGGAGGCCAAGGTTGCGCAGTACATCGCGCAATACACCGAAGAGGTTATGGCCGTATTGCTGCCGCCGCCTGCCGGCGAGATTGACCCGCTTGTGCAGTTACGTGATAAGGAGCTCGACATTAAGGCTCTGGACATGCAGCGTAAGGCTGATGAGTTTTCTTCCAAGCAGGCGTTTGAGGAGCAACGTGAGGGAGAGCGTCAGGATTTGACCCGCGAGAAGATGGATTCGCAGGAGGATATTGCCCTGCTCAGGGCCGATGTTAACTTGGAAAGGATTGGCGCGATGGGAAGCGCTGGTCGAGGAGAATAGACATGGCTAAGAAGTGGATTCAGAAAGCTACGAGGGAAATGAAGCGGAAGGGGACTACTGGCTCCTTTAGTGCGGCAGCAAAACGCGCAGATAAGTCCACCGCGGGGTATGCTAACGAGGTATTGGCAAACCCTGATGATTTTTCGCCGACTACTCGTAAAAGGGCGCAGTTCGCCAAGAATGTGAGTGGCTTTGCTGAAGGTGGAACGGTGGATGTTCCACGTGGAACACAACTGAACAGAGGTGGTCTTGTGAAAAAGCCAAAGGAAATGGAGCATGGTGGAATGGCTTATGACGTCACGCATGGGTCCGAGGACGTTCCCATGGAGTGGGGTCGTAAGAAGCTAGATAGCGGTACTGAGCAGCTTATCCAAAGTACTGAGTTTCAGGTTCGTG